TACGGTAGTTGAGGCCATGTCTGCACCGCTTAGCTATGTACCTGATCGTGGGATTGTCACTAGCGTCACGGTCCTTGGTCGGAACCTCGTCGTACGGTACGCCGAACATCTCGGCGGCAAGAGCCCGGTGACAGTCGTACTTCCCATCGACTCTCGCCCGTTCGAAGTCACGAATCCACGTCGGGATGTTGGCCAACCAGCCGACGACTCTAGCCTCGGCCTGACTAAGGTCGAAGTAGATAAAGCAGTAGCCAGGGTCAGCAATGTACATCTGCTGCGCCCGTGATGGCTGGTTCTGCGCGTTCATACCGCAGCCCCACCATGTTGCTGCTGACGATAGACGACCGGGAGCAGATTGCACGCCAGTCTGCTTCCACTCACAGCGGAACCGCTGATCAGGATCGATAGCCATCGACGCATAGGTCGAGAAGAACTTCTTCTCCTTAGCGTAGACGTCGATCGCACGGATTACAGCACGCGCCTCCTCCTTCGTACGCGGATGGTTGTACATCGTAGTACGGTTCTCAGCGTTAGTGCTACTGCCCCTCCCTACCAGCTTCAGCTTGTTGAACAGCAGGTCGCTGAGTTGCTTCGGCGACGACGGGTTAGGCTCGTACTCAGGGCCTTCACCTGTTGCAGCGCGTGCAGCTTCTTGGAACTCACGAAGTTTCTGCTGCACGTCCTGTTCTAGTTCTACAAACAGCCGGTCCTTGAGGGCTGTATCGACAAGGATACCTCCCACGGAAAGTCGCACGAGGTGCATCTGAAGACGCATGACGTGTTCAAAGAAGAACCTATCGAGCTTCGATGCTCGTAGCTCATCGAGTTCCCGCATGAACACGGCCAATGTAATACAGCAGTCGTGTCCGTTGTATCGCCAGAACGAATCAATGTCTCCTGCCTCTTTCCAGTCATCCTTCTCATCCTTGTAGTAGGGGTGATCAGTGTACTGCGTAGTCAGGAAGCCGAGGTTGTGCGGGAGCTGCGGGTAGAGGGTGTGATGCGCGAGCATGGTATCGAAGTGCGCCTTGCGTAGTGCAAGCTTGTCCTTGTACCACAGCCAGGACATATCGAACATGCCATTCTGCATCACATACCGCGTAGACGGATCATCAGATAGAGACTGAATCTCCTGCCGTATGCGGGCCTCGTCACTCGTATCAAACCGATTACTGGTAAGGTCTCGGAAAGAGATGCACATAGCTTCGTCAGTTCGGTTCGCAAATCCAATACATGCTGTCTCTCCACCGATAGTCTCAATATCAGTTGCGATGGGAATACGATCCGCTCTGAGTCCACGTATAAAGTCGATAGCCTGTCGAGGTGTGGGGTTAATGTGGACCAGCATTGGATGAGGTTGATGTCTGCCGTCGATAACTCTTCGGAGTTTAGCGCAATCGAGGGCGAATATGATCTCATTCTTCGGCTCCCTCAGCACTAGTGCGGGATTGTTTGCACATATAACCTTAACAGTTCGACTGATGCCTTCTGCTTCAAGCGTGACTTCAAGGACAGAGCCACGCCAAGAGGTAATCCCCTCATGTCCTGTAAGGGCCCGGAGCGCGTAGTTGCCAAGAGCGAACACATAACGAAGGTTCGGTAGCTGAAGGAGTTCCCACGTAAGCAGACTGCTCCAGTGATCAAGCTCGTGTCTTGATAACACCGCCTTCGAATCATCGCGTTCAATGAGCTTCTTCTTGACGACGTTCGTGACATAGCAGTCAGCCCTCGTGATCTTCTGTGGACGGAGTGTGTTCCAGAGATGCGTGCCACTACCACCAACGAGCGGACGCCCTACTCTACACTCTGTGTCGCCAGGAGCTTCGGCAACGACAGCGATAGTAGAGTAGAGCGAACCATCCATCAGGCAGTGGACGTCGAGTTCAGCAGCGTTCGCACGCATAGTGAACTCAGACTTCATCTGCTCTGTGGTGGTGATCATTTGCGGAGCCTCTGTGCTACGAGCTTCGGATACCCAGAGAGATCATCCCAGTGATCAGGGAAGTTAGGATCACCAGCGATGATGCGACCGATCTTGTGCAGGATCATGTCGATAGCTTCCTGCTGGATCGGAGACAGAAGCTCATACGAACGCACGCCACTATTCATGTTGCAATGCGTGCGAACGATCTGCTTCAACTGCTGCGTCACCATAGCGTGATCGGTAAACTCACCATGGGTCTTGCCTCTCTCGCGTAGGAGAGCAGCGATGTTATCGTCAGGGTACTTCGACTGTTGCAGATCGAGGATCATAGAACGCACGTCAACATGCTCAGTGCGATCCACAACGGCGGCACCAGCCACAGTGTCAGCAATCTCTGTCTCTTGCTGATCCACTGCTGCCATAGCTTCTCGGAGGTGGTCATGTTCAGGCTCATTCATCTCTGTCTCCATGCCTTCTGGTGGAATGGGTTTGATCGCATACATCCCTGCGTCGATTAGTCGATCATACAGCTTCATCGCATCTTCGTACCGCACGCGAGCGACTTGTGGATCTCGCTTCTTACCCCGCATTGCCGAGGCTCCTAGTCCATGCGCGCTGATCAGTGATCACGAATGCACTCTTGCGCGCACGTGTGATACCAGTGTAGAAGTTCTTGCGGTTCGCCATGTACCACGTAGACTTGTTCATCACGTAGCACACATTCTCGTACTCACTACCCTGCGTCTTATGAGTCGTGAGAGCATAGGCCAAGTCCAGTCGCTTGCGCGGATCGATTGTAATGAAGTGATCCTTGTGGAACTCGGAATACTCATGTGGCACCTCGACCACACGATCTCCGAAGTCAATCTCCAACGCCCCAAGAGGCGAGATAGCAACCACCACGCCGGTCTCACCGTTGAGCATCTGCTTATTGTCTGGCGTAGGGATGTACGTACCGAGGACAGGCTTGTCTTCCTTGTCATCCCACTGCGCAAAGCGTTCTTCATAATTGCGCAGTTCATAGCTGTTCTCAGTGCAGACCACCTTGTCGCCGACATTGATGAAGGTCGGAATAGGACGCTTACGGGTATCGAAACGAATGTCCCATCGATGTCTCGGTAGCTCAAGACCCATGTCCATTGTCGGGTTGAGCAGCGCCTGAAGTGTAGTGTTGAGTGCATGTGTACCTACCCACGACTTCTTCTGCGGAGTGATGATCTGGTTCTTGATAGACTTATAGTCGATACCACTCTTGACCACATGGTCCATGAGCAGATCCACAGGATTGTCAGTCATCTTGAACTTGAAGTTCAGACCAATGCGCGGCGCGCGACCGAGACGAATCTGGTTCGCAGCCGTCAAGAGATCGGAGCCCTCAGCCTGTCGATACACAGTCTCCAGCTTGTGCGTATGCTTCATCTTCAGCACACGTTCGAACGGAGTCTCATCGACAGTCTTGAGATCAGCATCCTCGATAGGAGGTAGCTGCGCCAAGTCACCGAAGCAACGCAGCACAGACTGAGGACCGAGAGCGTTGACGAGATTGCGATGTAGCACTGTGTTGATCATCGCGTACTCATCGATGATGATCACTTGCTGCGAGAGAGGAGTGTTCCTGTCACGCTTCGGTTCTGACGTCTGCGAGACTTCACCAGTCTCGGGATCAGGTTGACCTGGGTGCGAGTATTCGAGAAGACGGTGGAGGGTTGTGGCTTTGTAGCCTGTCGCTTCTGTGATGCGACGTGCAGCCTTGCCTGTTGGCGCTGCTAGTGCAAACGACACTGCTGCATCTGACAGCTTGTCGCAGGCGGTCTTGATGATCGTTGTCTTACCGGAACCTGCTGGCCCTGTTACTGCTACGAGCCTCTTATTCAGATCGATCACATCGGCGATTGCTAGTTGCTGGTTGACGTCTAGGTCTTGCATACCATGCTCCACAGCTGGTGGTGGTAGTGATAAATACGAGAAGGGCCGGAACAGCCTCAACTCTGTCCCGGCCCTCGCGCTGCTAGTCCAACGGAGAAGAAGTCCTAGCTGCGCTTACTCAACCGCCTCAGCGATCTCGGCAGTGTCACTGCGCTTCGGCAGCTTGTATTCCTTCATCTTGACCGTGGCGTCCGCACGGTAAGACATGAAGGTGTCGAGGGCCTTGCGCTTGTCCGACTGCACGTCGATGATTTCGACATCCGGCATACCGTCCGCACCGGTCGTGGCACGGTAGAAGAGGTACAGCTTCTTGTCGATGGGCTTCTGAACCCGCTTCGGCTTGTCAGCGACGGGACGGTCATTCTTCTTGATGGTATCGAGAGCCATAGTCTAGTCTCCTAGAAAGGGTTGGTTGTATGAGGTAGTGACCGGGACAATGTAGCCCCGGCCATCGTTGTTGTCAAGCGCGAGAGACGCCACGGATATTGTTGCGCTTCACGCCCTCGTACGTCTCAACGTCGAGTCGGAAATTGGCATCGAGGCCGACCCAATCGTTGACATCGATCTGCTTCGTGGCCGGAGCGCCGATTGCCTCGCACCACTGACGCAGACGATACCGTGCGATACGATTGTCTTCGAGACCGATGAGGTTGTAGCTCAGCGTCATGCCGTCAGGATACTGCGACGCATCGAAGTCCGCAGGGAACTGATCGGTAGGGATGAGGATACGCGCGGAGCCGTATTTGGTACCCTTCTGCGAGAGCTTCACTTCGCACGACTGAATCGTGCCTCGGTATTCACCTGCCGGCAGCGGCTCGGGAGCCTCAGCATCAGCAATGTTCTCACTGAACTCAACGAGAGACGGCAGCGTGTTGTTGTCAGCCATTGACTTTCTCCTTTGTGGGGGCTCGCACCATAGTCCCTTATCCTCACCGGCGCAAGCCACTGGATGTAGTGAGGGGGTTACTAGATATAGTACTACTTGGGAAGGGGCAGCTTCTGCTTACCTCCCTTGACCCAAGCATCGAACCACGTAGCGATGCCATCGCCTGTACGCGTGTCAGCATCATACTTCCACACGAACTCGACGTCACCTGTGGTGGTGAACATGCGCGTCTTCATGGGCTTACGCATACGCGCAGGTCGCACCATGATCTTGCGATCTTTGCCATCGTCGTTGACGTACCACACCTCAGACATGAGGTTAGGGATCATCGTCGGTAGCTGTCCACCGAGACCGATAGGATAGCTGATCACAGCACCGCTATCGTTCGTCTCGCCAGAACCTTCATGTGCGATGAACACGACATGCTTGTTTAGCTTCGCAGTCATGTTCAATAGGTTGAGGCATAGCTGATGCGTGTAGCCAGTGCGGGCACCGTAACCCTGCTTCGATGGATTGACCATCGTTGCCTTGTTGATGCCGATGATGCCACGCGCAATAGCTTTGATGCCGAAGTTGGTGAGGGAGTCAACGATCAACGTGTCGATCTTGTTGTCCTCCATCGTCTGCCGAAGGTTCCACGGATTCTCATTCGTAGCACCATCGATCTGGCCCGGTGACATCTGGCCCATGTCAGCGACCAGCACGTCATCGGCATTAGCGATAGACGTAGCACCGTCAGGATCGAACATCAGGAACAGCTTTTTGCCGGGTGCGGTAGACGCCAGCGTAGTCTTGCCAGAACCCGCTGGTCCCCACAGCACAACAGACATGCGTGCTGGTTTGTCAGCTATCGGCTTGGCCTCAATGCCAGCAATGGTGATTGCCATCAATCAGTCCCTTCATCTAGAGGCGACCATTCATGCGTCGGCATCTCTTCTACCATGGCACGCTGCTCATCGATATCGCTGTCACAGAACGGCACGAACTGGCAGGAGCGGAAGTACCGATTGCATGAGTGTGTGTACTTCGGTGCGGCTACAGGATCGAGCATCGTTGCAGCACCGATCTCAATCGTGTGCTTGAACCACTCGAACCATTGCACCCATCTGTACTCAGGACGAGTGACAGGATGACGCACGTAGCCACCGAAATCAGAGGTACGAGGCTGAGGCATAGCCAACCCCAGCACCACACCGTGCTCAATAGGTCGGCTGTAGATGCCGAGGTCGGAGAGTATGGCAGTCACCGCTATACAGTAGCCTGTGACCTGATGACTCATAGTATACCCTGCGAGCCATGCATTGTCAAGTCTACTACCAGTCTTGTTGTCCACAACTTCCACAAACTTACCACGAGTGTCCCATTGAACCGCATCGACGCGACCAACAAACCGATGCCATACAGCACCCCCATCAAGAGATATACAGACATCCACAGGCAACTCCACGCCGACAAAATCGTTATGGACCACAGGCATATTCTGTCCGAGAGGATAGCGATCAATATACGCAACACACGCCTCCTCCATGTTGGTAACGGTACGTCGTCGATCTGTTGGGTCATCGTAGTAACCACTCGCCTCGATGATATAGAGAGCCATCTGCACCATGCGGGTACGGAGATCATCTCTGCCGTGATATAGATTGATCAGATCACCGATCATTGGTGCGCCGAACAGCTTGTGGAAATGCTTCAGCACGGCTTCGTTACGGTACACATACTGCGGTAGGGCTGAGTACCACCTCTCACCATGTTCCAGCAGATCAACCATCCGCACCATAGCGAACACCTGATGACAGATGGTGCCCACCTCTAGAGCCAAGGCACGTGCGCCTGGGCCGATCTCGCGCATGGTCTTGTGTAGACCGTAGCGTAGTGCCGCGTCGGTAGGGCAGGTGTTCACACCTACTAGGCGTGTGTTGTCCCACCATGGGAGTTGCGACAGTTCAGGAGGAGTTCGTTTGACGATGATATCCACACTTGTTTCTCCACTATACGTTTGTCATGGTTCACACAAGGGCTTTGCTGCACAGGTCCAAAGGTTCACATAGCCGCTATGCTGCACTAACTCAAAGGTTCACACTCGCTGTTTGCTACACACAATCAGAGGTTCACATTGGCAATGTGCTATACGATCCACATGGTTCACACTCTTCTTACGCTGCACTTATCTTGAAGGTTCACACATAAGATGTGCTGTACGGACACCCTGGCTAGCACATGCTTTTTGCTGCAACGATGTTTAGGCTCACACCACACTCATGCTGCACGCTTTACGGGGATCACACTGTTGTTTTGCTGCACCGGAAGGCAGGTTCACACTTTCATAATGCTACACATATAACATGGTTCACACGTCGAAGCCAGTCACTACACCTGGGGGGTGTTTCAGGGGCACACCTACCATCCATGGGGCCTCGACGAGCGGAGGGATGTACGTCTTGTGTCCAAGCTTGCTGATCGGATAGCACAGCTCAGGACGTTCACCGAACACGTAGGTCCACCAAGTCTCATGCATGTGAGAGAGGAACAGCTTCACAGCATACCGCTTGGCACGCGCATGAATGTGCCCATCACTCAGCTTGCCTTCGAGCAGCTTT